GTTGGTGTAGGACCAGGTGTTGGTGTAGGACCAGGTGTTGGTGTAGGACTCGGACTTGGGCTAGGAGAAGGAGTGCTACTAGTTCTGTAATCCCATATTAAATATAAAATACTTCCACTCGAAGGCATTGTAAAATCTGCCGAATAAATTGTTGGAGCACCAACAGTTGAAATAGGCGTAGCATTAATACCTAATGACAATAAGGTAGATATATCTGTTATATTATTTTGGTAAAAAGTGTTAGTTCTTAAATATTTAAACTTATCAACCGCAGGGTCAAATACAAAATCATCAAAATTTATTTTATTTGAATACACCGTAACAGTTGAACCATCAGTTGGGAAAACACCACTTCCTTGTGGTCCAGAAAATAACTGGTATTGTGAAATCGCAAACGATGATGAAGTACTTCCAAACTCTACTAAATTAGATTCTATTGGGGAGTTTGTAGTTCCATCAGTCCAACTAAATTCATTGTGTATAAACTGTCCAGATTCTAATGGATCAGTAACACAAATATTATATACATTTAATGCATCTGATCTTGGGCAGCTTACATTAATTTGTATAGTGTCGTTTTGATCAGAATCAGAACTTACAACTATTGTAACCTCTTGAACACTTGGTGAGTTTTTATCAAATGTAAAACTACCTGAAGATTTAACAGAACCCGATGTATATGTTACACCATTATATATAGCATTTATTGTATAACCAATTTGAGAAACTGAGCCTTCAGTGATTAATTGATTTCCAGATTCATCTGTCATTAATACGCTAGTTTCACTTTCTATATCTTGCTCTCCTTCTTGTGGAATAACATAAGATATAGTTACTAAACCTATTTGTTCGGTAACATCTACACAATACACAAACTCTTGATTGGAGATGATAGTTATATCTTGTGTAACACCACAAGCGGAACAAACTGGAACTTCAGGTTTTAATATAGTGTTAGACGTTAACACATACTCATCCATATAAGGGTCATATCCACCTAATTTTTGTGTGGTAAATGCAGAAGTAAATAAATCTCTAAACCAGCTTCTCATACCAGCTTCGGATATAACAATTAATCTTTCATCAGAAACAGAACCTCCTATTAATTGAAGAACAGCTCCTCTTTTAACATCAGTAAAATATTTGTTTTCTCCCCACGCAACAAAACTTTCAGGGTTATTGCTTATACCGTAATTTTCTAATCTAGCTATTTGATTGCCTAAAATTTCAGGAACAGATGCTACTAACCCTCCTCCAGTAGAATCTGATATAATGTTTTTAGATGCTAATACGTATGATATTTTATCTTCTTGTAAAACTAAAATATCAGTTCTCCTTGCATATAAAATTTCAACATCACCATAACTTTCTTCTAATGGTTTAAAATTAGCAAGGCCTAAATTAAATTCATTAAGTTTATTAACATTGGTTTCATCATTATAAACACCACTATAAGTTAAGTCTGCAAATCTGTGTGCCTCTTTATAATCTATATTTGATGTTGAAAAAACTCTATTACCTAAATTAAATGACTTACCGTTTAAAGCATCTCTTATTTTATAACTTTCAACTCCATTACCAAAAGCATAACAGTTAAAAAATCCTGTATTAACAACACCTGATACTCCAGTTGATATATTTTGATTAGTTACATTTCCACTATGATTTCCTGAAGAATCTATAGAATAAGATTGGTCGTTTTCATACCACACATCTGGTAGAGCTTCTTGTGGTTCAGTTTCAAAAACAATAACTGAATCTCTTCTGTATACCGTAAAGCTTACCCTTACACTTGAATCTCCATCTGCATCTCCACCACAACATCTTGTTCCACTTACCATTAGATAAATATCACCATTACTCTGCTCATACCACCTGTAATAATTAGTAGTAAGAGGTGAAGTTGCTGTTGATCCAAATCTAGTAGGGCTTTGTAAACCAGCTGCGCTTATATTTTTAGGCTGATTAGGATTAGTGTTATTAAACGGAGGTTCTGTTGCTCCTGTTGCTAATGTGTTAATGTAAACATTTTGAACAGCATCTGTTCCTGTGTCTGGCTCTTGAATTCCGCTTGATTCTATAACACCCCCTATATTGTTTGATACAAACCAGTCTTTCATGTTTGTATAATCTTGTGATACTATAAATTCTTCATTTATAATATTAGACCTATATTCACAATTGCCTCCTTGACCAACTCTTAATTGAGATATACTCATTATAATCCTCGTTCCTGAAGGCACATCATAAGGAGTCCCTGATGTAACAAAAAAAGGATAAGCTAATCCTGGGTATCCATCATTTTGACCAGCAACAGCAGCTGGTACTTGTATATTTACTATATCATCAGTATCTAGTACAGTTTGAAAATCAGTAGATGACATTTTCATATATACACCACCAGGAACAATAGGAGGAGCTGGTGATGGAGCGTAAGGAATAAAATCTGCAGTTTGTGTTTCTTTTTCTAAAACCGTTGCATAAACACATTTTGTCATAGGGCCAGCAGAATCTCTTTTAACTATTAATCTATCTCCTGTTTCTACTTTTGCAATATTATCTCCTTCTAATAAAAGATAAGAATTATTAGATGTCGGGTCTTCAAAAAATATACTTGAGTACACAGTTTCATAAGTTGTTCTATCTGGTTTTAATACAAATTTATATCTTGTTGCCCAACTAGGAGCTCTTTGACTAACTGGAATTGTAGCTATAATTTCGTTTTTATTAACTGACCTAGAGCAAGGTATACTTACAGTGTTATTGTTACTTACTAAAGCTGTAGAGGCTCTGTTATATTCATCCATATAAACTATACCTAGTTCATAACCTCTATTACTATGCAGGCTTTCTATGTTTTCGGTTTGTCGTAATCTTACATTTACAGCAGTGACATAATTATAAGAAACAATTAGATTGTTAGCAACCGGATCTGTTTGTGTATATTGTACTACAGGTAAAATTAAACTAATTTCCGTTCCAGTTAAAATACCTCCTATAGGTTCTCCTTTTGCTGGTGGAGATTGTGTTGAATTAGTAATACCTGTTTGATTTATAGCATAATCATAAGTTGTTCCGTCTAATGTTCCGTCTAAAGAAAAATTAAACACATCAGTTAAGGTTGAACCTAATCCATTTTGAGCATCTGCTACTGTCTGTATAGACGCATCAGTCAATCCTATTTTTGCTTGAAAATCAGAACTAAAATATAAATTTGCAACTGAAGAATAGCTATCTATTAATGTATAGGAAAAGTTTATTATAGTACTTCCTTGTTCTGCATCAGGAGTGTTTGCTCCTACATAAAAAGCATGTTGGTAAGTTATAGAAAATGAAAGAGTAGCACCTTTAACTAATAAACTTTCATAACCCCCTAAATCAAATGTAAATCCTGCAAAATTAATATTTTGCGGTATACCGAAAGCATCATAAGGGTATGCTAAAACATTAGTAGAAGTTGGTGATTCACCTCCAATGTTTTTAAAATCTAATTCAACTGTATAATTTAAATTTAACGGAGCACCATTTATATCTATCAGATTATAACCTTCAGTATAATTACCATATATAAGTCTATTACCCATTAATGTTTGAGCTTTAGCCTGTCTAGGAACATTATCATATAATCTTAAAATTTCACTTTCTGGTAAAACAGTAAATATTTTACTGTTTGTAAAAACATAAGTTGCGTTAGTGTTATGTGGGCCTAAAGGTGATTTTTCAATTTTTTCAATTATTTTTATAGTAGGATCGTTTGCTTCTTTAAATAATAAATCTATTCCAACTACTAATGAACTTCCTGTGTTGTATGTAACTTGCACTCCAGTCTTGGAGTTAACCATACCTTCATTCAAAAAGCTATTAGAAGAAAAAGAAAAAATTCCTGGGTCAAATGCAGGTTCACTAAACTGCGAAACAGCTGAATATTCTCCGTTTGAATATTTATATCTATATGCAAAACAAATAAAATTATCCTCTAAAAAAGAATCTTGTAAAGTAGTGTTTAATAAATTTAGTGTTGGCGCAGCAAGAGGTGGTTTTTTTATTACTAAAATTTGTTCATTGGTAAATTGATCGATATTATTAAATGGGTCTTGGTAATTAAAATCAATATTAATTACTCTTGGAGCATTTAAGTTATCAGTAAAAAAAATTAAATTATCAATTTTATTTACACTAGTTATTAAAAAGTTGGCATCAAAATTTAAAGTAGTATTAGCCCCACTTCCATCATTAACACTAACAACATGATATATTAATCCTCCTGTAATTACGTTATAAGAGACAATTAAATCTAATTTTCCTGTTGCTCCTACCGTAAATGCAGGGTCGTGTACAAACCAATAAACAGTTTCGTTAGCTCCATCTTCAAAAGCCCCTATACATCTTGCTTGAGAACTAAGTTTTGTTCCATCTGTGTATTGAAGTGATGTGACCTGTACGTTACCTTTAGAATTTTCTACAGCACCTATTTCAGATTCTTCAGTAGAACCTAATCTTACATTCAAAGCATCTATATATTCTCCATTAGGAATAAGCCTTTCATCAAGGCTTTTATTCATTCGGCCTGCTACAAAATTTCTTTGAATGTTCGCCATTTTATTTTATCCACTTATCTTCACCTCTCAGGTTCATAAGCAATCTGCTTGGGTGAATGTTACTTAATCTGATTTTAGCATTTCTTAATAAAGCTTGTTTGTTTTTTCTTGCTCTATTAATAATATATTCTTGCACTCCAAATTTACTATTTAATATAGCATATTGTATGTAAGCATATATATAATCTTCAAATAATTTATTAACTTGTATTTGTGTATTATCTCCATTTTCCATACCATCAGATATATATTGTAATACGCATTGTTGATTTGCCATAGTAGAATCAAAATTTATAACACCAGCTTTTTTATCAATAGTAAACGTAGGGTTTATATTAGCTGTTTCAGTATTTAAACCATATCTAGCTCCAATGCGAGAGTTGTATATATCTCCATCACAATCAATACAATTTTCATTAACATCTCCTTCATTATTTTGATTTAAATAAATACTATTTAATGATCCATTTTTTCTTGCAGTATCCAAATTTGACTCTATAGTTGATACATTATTATTCCCATCATACCCAAAAACATCAGTAGAGTTTTGAAGATATTGAATGGATGATTGAACTTGAATGTTTTCGGTTAATTCTCTTAAAACATTATTTTTAAATAAATAAAGTTTTACCCAGTTAACATAATCAGAAGGAAGAACATATCTTAGGTCGTCATATACAGTTAATTCTAATGCTTTTATTTCTTTAAATGCGTCATAGTTTAATTCCTGAATTGCTCTTTTTGCGTGAAATAATATCTTATATCTATTTTCATTATTAACTAACGAATGATTTCCATCATACATCAATTCAAAATTAGTCATTATGTTATCTAAGCTTACATATTGATAAGAACCCCAATTACTATCCGTAGGACTTGTACCGTCATTTGTATAATATTTTCTTTGATTTATATATGTCATAATTATTCTTGATTTTCTTTTTGTTCTTCAACTTGTCCAAACTGATACACATCTCCTTCTCTTATAGATATGCCAGCGTATTGTAAAATTCTTGCTACTAAATTATTAGAATCATCAATAGGTAATTCAAAATCTTGATAATCTGTTTGAGTTTGGTCAAACAAAGGTTCACCATTTAATAATGTAACGTATGTCCATTTAGGATCAAAAGGGTATCTTATATATGTTGCTTGTATATCTAAAGCTCCATTAAAAGTATTAGGATATATTGTAACAGTATTTCCTTTTTGTGTATAAGCTGGATATTGGTCAGAAGGAGAAGTCAAAACAGATTTGTTTAATAAATCTATTTTATTGTTACTTACTTTTTCAGCCTCACCTTTTAAAACCCCTGCGTTATAACATAATATTTTGTTTATTAAATAATAATCATCACCAGTAGTTGATTGACTAGGCAAGTTATATATGTTATTTAAATTTTGAGTTAAAGTTTTTGTAATTGCAAAACTATCAATAACTTCTTCATAACCAATCTTTATATCCGCATAACCAGTTCCTGAAACTCTTGCGTTTTCTTCGTTTATTTGTTGATTATAATTTGTAAAGTATTCATCAAATATATCTAATTGAGCTTGTTTTGCAAACAAGTTAAAATCACCCGGAGATATATATCCGTAGTTATTTTTATTGATAATAGCAAGGACAGTATTTCTTACAGAATTTATCATTTGAAAATCTTTTTACAAAGATACATAAAATAAAAAAGCACCTAGGAATTAGGTGCTTTCTCGCTGTCGATAGTAAAGGAAGGATTAAATCTTTTATGCGACTGCAATTCCACTTACTGCATAAGGTAGGTTATCTACATTATACGATGGGTTTGTCCAAGAAGTAGCTAATGCTGCTACAACTGCACTTTCAATTGTGTCTCTTTCTTTTTCATCTCCCGCAGCTGCTGTTGCGTGAGTAATGGTAGTTACTTTACCACCACCATAAGTAATTGTTACTGTAGTAGTAGATGCTTGCTCTATTAATACAATATCACTAATAGCTACCAATTGGTATTGCTCATTAGTTACTGGAATATTTAAAAATTTTGTCATTGTAAAAAAATTAATAGTTAAACTTATCGCAAAGTTACGAATTTTTTGCTAACGCTTTTAAATGCTTATATGACTCTAAACCATCATCGCTTTCAAAGTATGAAGCTATAATAAACAATGGGTCTTC